GGACGGGGACGAGATCGAGGACTGGCAGGCACTAGAGCGGGTGGCGGCTGACTTCCTCGCTAACTAGGAGGAGTCATGAAGGGACCACGCAAGTACGACCCGAAAGCGGTCGAGCACGAATACGTGACCGGCGACATCAGCCTCCGGGCGCTGGCCGCCGCACATGGCGTCTCGTTCAGCTCTCTTGCCGCGTATGCGCGCAAGGAAGATTGGGCGGGCAAGAAGATCGCCTACAACAGCGCGTTGTCGCGCAGGACCTACGAGACGATGGCTGCCGAGGCGGGCAACCTCAAGGGCGTCGTCCTGGAGGACTCAATAAAGGTATTGCGCGCCACGCTGACGGTTTTCGCCGAAGGGCTGGCCTCGCGCAAGATTCCTGTCTCACCGAAGGACGCGATGGACGCGATCCGAACGCTAGCCGTCCTGCTGGGCCAGGAGGAAGGAGGTGCCGGGGATGATCGAAACACCACCATCAACGTCACCCCGAGGCCGGTCGATGCCGACTTCCTCCGACGAGTTGCAGAAGCTGCTAGAGGACAAATCGCTACCGACAGCATTCTGGGAGGAGCTGCTCCAGGCGAGCCTCCGGGAACTCGCCCGAACTGACGTTTTCAGCTTCGGTGAGTACGTCTTCGGCTATGAGGCCGCCGACCACCACCGAGAGCTGGTTTCCTGGATTCTCGATCGTCTCGCGGCGGGAGAGCATGGTGTTGTCCTCGAACCACGTGGTCATGCCAAGACGACGTGGGCCAACACCATCCTCCTGTCGTTCCTCGTAGCGCAGCACGCCAACATCAGGATCGGCCTGATCTCGAACACCGCGAAACAGGCAAACGCCTTCTCGCGTGCTATCCGCTGGACGTTGGAGGCCAACGACCGGTTCAAGCAGATATTCGGCAACCTGGCAGGCGACCACAAGTGGACTGACGTTGAGTGGGTCCAGCGCGGGTCACCGCTGCATGGCTCGAAGGACGTAACGATGTACTCCGCCGGAGCGGGCGGGGCCATCATCTCCAAGCGTTTCGACCTGATTCTCTGCGATGACATCATCGATGAAGAGAACTACGCGAATCCTGAGCAGGCCGAGAAGATCAACACCTGGTTCTGGAAGACGCTCAAGCCGTGTCTCGCTCCAGGTGGCTCGGTGATCATGATCGGAACGCGCTGGGCAGAGGGCGATCTGTATCAGCAGCTCATCGACGATAAGAAGTGGCCCTCGCTCGTGAAGAGCGCGATCACCTACGACCCGGCTGACAAGAAGCGCCAGAAGCCGATGGCCCTGTGGCCAGCCGTTTGGCCGATCAACAAGCTGGAGCAGGAGCGCCGGGACATGGGCAGCGCGATGTTCGCGTGCTCGTACCTGAACGACATCTCCGGCCTGATGACGGGCAACATCTTCCTGCGCCAGTGGTACGCGCAGCACTACTTCCGCGAGCTGCCGAAGGGCAAGCGTTACCGCTACAAGATGGGAGTCGATCTCGCGACAAGCGAGCGCGAGGAGGCGGACTACACCGCCAGGGTAACGATCGCCGAGGACGAGGACATGAACGTCTACGTTCTGTCAGTGGTGAGAGATAAGCGGGCCACCGGTCACCGGAACTTCGTTATCGACGGCGCTCATGCTTATCCACAGCTTGAGCGCATTTTGGTGGAGAACAACCAGTTCCAGTCGGCCCTTGTGCAGGACCTGTTGAGTACCACCCGGCTACCGGTCATCGGTAAGCGATCTGACGTGGATAAGGTCACCAGGGCGCGTGCAGTCGCTGCTCGGTATGAGGCTGGCAAGGTTTTTCATCATCAGTCACTAGAAGGCTCGAACTTCGAGGTCGAGCTGCTCCAGTTCCCCAAGGGCCACGATGACATGATCGATGCCCTGGGACTCGCAATGGAAACCGGCTCATCCGGCTTCTTCTTCGGATCGATCGGGAGGTAGCTGTGGGCGAGCCATTGGTCAACGTGGAGTTCCGGGACGGCGAGAAGCTCGTCCCGCACCACGTAGCCGTGCTCATGAAGGGGTTGGACACACACACGATGACCTACGACCAGGCCATCAGGGCAGCGAATCAGGCACTGATGAAGAACCGGCTCGATCAGGCCCAGCGCGACCTGGTGAACACACATTTCCGAGTGAACCGCTGATGGGCGCTGTCGTCCAGGCTGTTCGCTCGTTGGTGCCGGTCACGCTGTCGGGCAAGTCATCTCCGAAGAACCTGCCGCCGTCGTCCTCGTACGCGGTCGCTACATCAAACGACAAGGGCCGCGTTGGGAAGTCCAACGTGGCTCTGTTCCGTAATTGGGCCGAGCACTCAGAATGGGTACGCGGGGCGGTCAACATCCGGCGTAGCCAGGTCTCATCCGCCGAGTGGAAGATCGTCCCCGCCGACAACACCAAGCCCTACCCCAAGCGGCTCCAGCGCGACCTGGAAGAGTTCCTGCGCACGCCGAACCCGCGCAACGACAGCTTCCGTAGCTTCATCGAGCCTGTGATCGAGGACCTGATGGTGCTCGATGCTGGCTGCGTCGAGAAGGTGCGCAACCTCCGTGGCGAGCTGTTGGAGCTGTGGCCGGTCGATGGCGGCACGGTCAGGGTCAATGCGCTGTGGGACGGCGACCCGCTGGAGGCGCGCTACTTCTGGTATCCAGATAACTGGCAGGAGCGGGCGCGCTGGCTCAACCGGGACTTCATCTACATGATCGCCAACCCGCGCTCGTACTCACCAGTCGGCCTTGCGCCGCTGGAGACCCTGCGCATGACGATCGAGGCCGAACTGTACGGCCACGAGTACAACGCTCGCCAGGTTCGAGGCGCTGCGCCAGACGGCGTTATGGACCTGGGTGAAGGAATCACGCGCGATCAAGTAATAGAGTTCCGCACTTTCTTCGAGCAGGAGGTCGCGGGACGTGGCGCGATGGGCTTCATCGGAGGCTCGAAGAACGCCAAGTGGATTCCGTTCCGGTCGAGCAACCGGGACATGCAGTTCCTTGAGTGGCAGGTTTACCTGGTTCGGAAGATCGCGGTCGTCTTTGGTCTGTCGCCACAAGACCTCGGTGTCACGTTCGACGTGAACCGTTCCACTGCCGAGATTCAGCTACAGATCAGCGAGGACCGTGGTCTCCGAACCCTCATGAGCCTGCTCCAGGACTACCTCACCGAGGAGATCGTCTGGGACGAGTCATGGGGCGGCGACAGCAACAACCTGGCGTTTCGCTTCACGGCGCTCAATCTCAAGGAAACGACGGCCAAGGCGGAGATCAACAAGCTCGCGCTGGCCGGTACGCCGTGGAAGACACCTAATGAGGCGCGGATCGAGGACGGTCGCGAGCCGCTCAAGGGTGAGGAGTACGACGACTTGATCATGCAGACGCCACAGGGCGCTGTGCGGGTCAGGGACATCCCGACGGTACGGGAGCTTATCGAGCTACAGGCCCAGAGCCGAGGACGGCCTCCGGGCGCGCAATCGCCAACAGCGGGATCGAAGCCATCGGCCCAGAAGTCGCTCACGGCGGGAGCCTCACCGGACGACAGTCCCACCGTCTCACTGGAGGAATAAGTGGCAGCAACTGTGACCCTGCGCGTCTACACGGGCGCGAGCGCGGGAACCGAGTCGGCATCGGTCTCCGGTATCGACTTCGAGAGCGCCGACAACGCGACCAACTCGTTGGCCAACCGCCAGGCCAACCCGATCACCGTGGGCACCAACAGCTACGAGAAGTGGCTCAAGCTCAAGGTGGATGCGGCCCCGGCCAACGGCGTGACCAATTTCAAGGTCTGGGGTGATGGCGCGGTCCAGACATCCACTACCCTGAACTTCACGGGGGCGTACGTCACCGGTGCCACCCCGACTACGGGCACGAGCACCGTCGCCAACGCGGGCTTCACGACGTATACGTCGGGGAACAAGGCAACGTGGGACAGCGCCGCATACACGGCCACGAACGCGACCACCAAATATGCGGTGTTCCAGCTTGCCGTCGATGCAACCTGTGGTCCTGGCAACTGGACCCAGGAGACGATCTCGTACAGCTACGACGAGACGTAGGAGATGGAAATCGGAGTTGGGACCTTCCTGCTTCTCCTGCTGGTGATCGTCGTGATAGTGGTTCTCGTCCGCCGATGAGCCTCACCGTGCTCTGTCCATCCCGTGGGCGGCCTGATGCAGCTTGGGCGTTGTGGGACTCCGTAGAGGCCACACGCCGGAACCCGCATACCCGCTTGGTGTTTGTTCTCGACACTGATGACGAGACGATGCCTGAATACATCCGCCCACGGGATGGACGCGAGCTGATCGTTCGTCGGCCAGAGCATCCGAACAACACAGGCATGAGCGCCGCGCTCAACGCCGGTGCCAAGGATGTGCTCGCTCAGTGGCCGGAGGAGCGTGTTCTTGGGTTCGTCGGAGACGACCATCGTTTTCGCACGCCAGGCTGGGATGACATCTTCCTGGAGTCGCTCAACGACCGACCGGGCTTCGTCTACGGGAACGACCTGTTCTGGAAGAACGGGGAAATCCCGACGCAAATCTTCATGAGCGCCGGAATCGTGAAGAAGCTGGGCTGGATGGCGTTGCCGACGGCTCATCACCTCTATCTCGACAACACCTGGCTGGAGCTGGGTCAGGCCACCGGCTCGATCCGGTACTTCGCCGATGTTGTCGTGGAGCACATGCACCCATCGGGTGGCAAGGGCCAGTGGGACGATCAGTACCGCAAGAACAACTCGGAGGCCATGTACCACCATGACGCGACGGCTTTCGCGGAGTGGCGCGATGGCGAGCAGTTCATGGAGGACGTGAAGAGGGTCCGCCAGGCGCTAGTGCAGAAGCAGCGGGTCAATGCTGCGTGAATGCCCTCTTCTCGAAGGTCAGCGATCGGCTGACTGAGTGGGCGGGGTCGCCGTTCGCGGTGCTCCTCGCTTTCGTTGGTGTCGCGGTCTGGTTCGTCACCGGGCCGCTGTTCGATTTCAGCGATACGTGGCAGCTCATCATCAACACGACCACGACGGTCATCACGTTCTGGATGGTGTTCCTGATCCAGGCCAGCCAGAACCGATCGGTCAAGGCCATTCAGCTCAAGCTGGACGAGATCATCGCCTGGATGGATGCGCAGGAGCCGAACGAGGCGATCGGCGCTGAGGAGAGGACGGAGCAGGAGATCGACGAGCTACGAGAGAGAGTGCGTAATGGACCCGAAGCCAGCGCCTGAGATCGATGAACTCGTTGCTCTTTCTGGCATCGAGTACCCCAATGGACATCCGTACACCCACATCACTTTCGTAATGGTGGTTTGGAACGATGCAGTCAGAGCAGCCAA